GTTTTACTGTTCACTTCAAAAATTCATCAAATGCTTCGATTGATAGAAATTTCACTTATCAGGCTGTCGGATTTGGTAAAGGAGGGTAGAATAAGCACAATGTTAGTTACTTAAATGGCAGAACACGATTTTATAATTGATAACGGAACGGGTAGTGCAGTTCGTACTGACCTAAATAATTTATTCCAGGCTATTGCATCTAATAATAGTAAGTCTGGTGCGTTGACAACTAACTATGCGTACCAATGGCACGTTGATACATCAGACGGAAATTTAAAGATAAGAAATGCAGCAAATAATGGATATGTAACAGTAGGACCTGTTGCAACTACAAACTTTGGGTTAGCACCATTAGCAGGTGCAACATTTACTGGAGATGTTATACATAATTACACAACAGCTTTACAAATACCTGTTGGAACTACCGCACAAAGACCTGGTTCGCCATCGACAGGAGACTTTAGATTTAATAGTACGACCACTTCTGCTGAAATATATAACGGATCTGAATTTACTGCTGTGGGAGGCGGTGCTGGAGCTACGGGAGGAGGTAATGATGAAGTATTTTTTGAATCTGACACTAATGTAACGACAGATTATACGATAACATCAGGAAAAAATGCACACACAGTAAGTCCGATTGTAAATGCTGGTGTCACTGTGACTGTGCCTTCTGGCAGTTTATTAGTTATTATTTAATTATGAGCTTAGAACTTTCTGGAACAACTGGTGTTAAAGGTGTAGCTGGATCAGTTTCCGCACCAAGTATCGTTGGAGATGACACAAATACAGGAATAAGTTTTCCTTCTGCTGACACTATCAAATTTTCAACTGGTGGTGTTGAACGTATGCAGATTACCAATAGCGGTGTTACTGGCACTGGTATTGGTGCAGGAAAAATTCTTCAAGTTCAACAAACTCATTATAGTGATCTACTTTCAAACAGTACTGCTTCTGGTGGTGAATGGGCACCCTCGCAACTTAACTGTAGTATCACACCTTCCGCTACAAATAGTAAGGTTCTTATAACAGCAAAAGTTGCTGTAGGTTTTGAAATAAATACACGAAGAGTTTTTATGAAAGCATATAGAGACAGCACAGAAATAGCACAAGGAGATGCGGCTGGTAACGTGTCAGGTAGTTATTCTCGTGCTGCTTCTGCTGTTGATATACGTTATTCTGACGTAGTAGCAGATATAGTTTTTCAGTTTTTAGATTCACCTAATACTACAAGTGCAACAACTTATTCTTTTAGGTTTTTTCATAGCCAAACAGCAACTGCAATCATATATATAAATCGAGCGCATACTATTACTGATAGATTCCAAGATGCTTTTCTTTCATCAAATGTCACATTACAGGAGGTTGGAGCATAATGGCTTATTTAGACCATGAAGCAATTCGTTCTGCTTATTCAAACGTAATAACAATAGAAGATAGTAAAGGAGCATTTGACAAAGATGGCAAATCAGTAACTCTCGAGCAAAGTAAAATAGATGCAGCAAGAGTTGAGTTAGATAAACTTAAATATAAATCTATAAGACAACCTTTGTATCCATCTCTGGGAGATTTTGCAGATGCTATGTACTGGAATAGTAAGGGAGATTCGACTAAACTAGAAGCATATTATGCTGCCTGTGAAAAGGTAAAAACTGACAACCCAAAACCTAGTTAACCATGACAGCAAAGATTAAACTAAATGCAGCATCAGGTGGTGGGTCTTTCAGCATACAAGCACCCTCATCATCTAGTAACAACAGAGTGTTTACTCTTCCAGATTCCGCAGATGCAGCTTTGCTTACAGCCACCGCAGCACTTGGAAAATTAGGTCAGATCGTTACAGATATATTTGAAACTTCATCTGACATTTCAAGTTCTTCATCAAGTTATCAAGATACAGGTTTAGATGTAACTATTTCAGCTTCCGCAGCAGGGTCAAAAATAATTCTTATTGCTTTCTGCAATGGTTCAAGAGTTACTAATAGCGGAACTAATTGTGTTTTAAATATACAAAGAAATGTATCGGGTGGTTCATCTGCTGATTTGTCGGGTCAAAATTTAGGTCTAGCTCATACTTATTCAAATTTATGTGTTAGCCAAACTTTAGGTTATGTAGATACTCAAGATAATTTTGGGTCTGCGGTTACTTATAAAGTTAGGTATAAAAATTCTGGTAATCTTTCTTATTCTGCTGTACCCATTAGGGCTAATACGACATCTTTTATGTTAGCTGCGGAGATTTTAGCATAATGAAAAATTTTATTTGGCCTGATGCTGTAAAAGCAATTAATCCAGACGCAAAGTTTTCTGGTACTTTAGATGATATAACTTGGCTTGATGGTACTTCTGCTATCTCTAAAAGTGACATTGAAACAAAACTTGCTGAGTTACAAACTACAGAATCAACCACTTTTGCTTCAGCTAAAGCTAAATTAAAGGCTTTAGGACTTACTGATGCCGAACTTACAGCATTATTTGGAGATTAAATTATGTCAGAGATCAAGGTAAATTCGATAAAAGGGGTGGCAGCTAGTACTGCTGCTATTACCGTCAACAATACTGATGGAACGTGTACTGCCAATATAACTAATAACCTTAGTAATAGACGAATGAACATAAACGGAGGAATGGCAGTTTGGCAAAGAGCAACTTCAGTAGCAGTAAGTGACGGAAGTAATGAAGAAGTGCAAGCCTGTGATAGATATGGTTTTAAGTTTGGAAACTCTGCTGCTGGTGGAGCAACAGTAAGTCAAAGCACAGACGTACCAACTAATTTAGGATTTCCGTATTCTTTTAAAATAGATGTAACAACAATAAATGATAATTCTGCTGCCAATACACAGATATTGTTTTTTCATAGGTTTGAGGCACAAGATATAGTAAATAGCGGTTGGAAATATAATGATCCAAATAGTTTTTTGACTATTTCTTTTTATTTCAAAACTAACAAAAGTGGTACTAATAAATTACCTATACAAATTGAAACTCAAGATGGTACACAATATTGGTACGTTTCTGAAATTACTCAAAGTGATACGAGTTGGAATAGATATACAGTAAAAATTCCTGGAAATTCTAATTTAACTTTTAATTCCGATAATGGTTATGGTATGGAGATAGCGTGGTTTTTAACAGCAGGGTCTACTTATCATGGTACTGCTGATACATGGGGAACGACTAAAATACATGGAACAAGTAACTCAACCAATTATATGGATAGTACTTCAAACGACCTGTTTTTTACAGGCATACAGATTGAAGCTACAACAGATGGTATAGCAACAGATTTTGAGCATAAGTCATTTGCAGATGAATTTTTACGTTGTGCAAGATATTACTATAAATTACCAGCAGGAGGTGGTGGCTCTTTGATACATACAAATGTTCTTCAATATTACAGTTCAAATTCTTTCTTTGGTTGTGTTTTAAATTTACCTGTGGTGATGAGGGCTAAACCTACAGCAGGATTAGATGGTACTGCTTCTCCTTGGACAGCAAGTGGTTCTTACAATGGTTCATTTACTACTTTGTATTTGAATAGAAATTCAGTGCAAACTTTAGGTACAAATGGTACTAGTACCTCTTCAAGTAATGGGTCGGCTGGTAATGCCACTAATATTACTTTAATTGGAGATGCTTTTCTTTATGCGGATGCTGAATTATGAATTACAAATTTATTAAAGATCGTCAGACAGGTTCTAACGATACTACAGCTATACAAAGAATCAATGATAACGGAACTCAATGCACGATTCCATTTGACGAAGCGAACACCGACTACCAAAAATATCTTAAGTGGGTAGCAGAGGGAAACACACCCGACCCTGCTGATTAATTAACCTTTTCTTGCATTTGTCTTGTCATTAATCCCATAGTGACGTAGAGAGGGGATAGGGCTACAATAAGCAGTAATACAAGCACACTTGAAAAAGATAGTGCTTTCAAAATTGCAAATTTAATCATTTTTCTATGCTAAATCGGATCTGTCAGATTTTGAGTATCATCTCATTCATAATGGTAGCTTCCATGAGTGGTGGAGCATACCTTGGCTACAAATATGTAACATCTGAAAATTTCAAGTCTCAGGTTATGAATGAAATTCTTGGAAATATACAGGGTGCTATGCCTAAAGTTTTAGACAACGTAATACCTGATGCCACAGGTCCATCTATGCCTTTACCTAAAAAATGAACTGCTGGCACTGTAAAACTGAACTAATTTGGGGTGGAGATGCAGATATTGAAGAAGATTTCCAACCTGTACTATACCAAGAGTACTCAATGGTTACGAATCTTAGCTGTCCTAAATGCGACTCGTATGTAGAGGTCTACAGAAGAAGAGATGCCTACGATTGATATACCAAATTTTCAAATAAACAAAGTTGAGATACACGAAATACCAATATGGAAGTTCAATAATCCTGTAGTAAATTACATAAATAAACCTGTCGTAGATATTCCAGGTTGTGTAAGAGTTCATAGAAATAATTTAACCAGCCTCATTGACAACCCTAAAGATGAATATGGAACATATACAGAATGTGGTAACTTCAGTATTCCTAGTTTTGAACCTTTGGAGTATAACCCCAATGAATTTAAGTACACACAAGCCGAACCCACCAATCAGACAGAAGAGTTTATACCGCCAACAGTAGAACCTCCAAAATACGAACCAAAGAAAGAAAAAGATAAGCCACTATTTGTCGCTTGCCCTGGTCCAAATGACCAAAGAATAGGCGATTATCGTAACGAATTTAAGCTGGAACGTGTTATCGGGCATGAAAAAAGCGAAGATGGTAGTAAATGTATAACTCTGTATGAAGACGTTAAATTCATCGAGCAATACATACCGAATCCTCCACAGCTTGTTAGCACTGCTGCTATTGCTACTGT